TTCCACGCTAAACTGGCCGAGAAGGCGAAGATCGCTCGCAAGCTCCCCGATGGCTGGGCCCCGATCCTGACCGAGAACGCACGGGCGCTGGTCGCTGGCTGGCCGCCCGGCATGTTTGACCAGCAACTGGCCGCATTCCGCGACCATGCCGCCGACAAGGGCCGCACCTCGAAAGACTGGCAAGCCGCATTCCGCACCTGGATCACCAACGCAAACCGCTGGAAGCCCAATGACCGAAGCAAAACCGATCAGCACCGCACTGGCCAACGTCATGACCAACGCTCAAGCCTCGCAATCGCCATCGATGACGGGCTCGAATGGCTCGGAGCTGCTTGAGCGCAAGCGCGTGTTTCTCGAAACGTTTCGCCGCTGGGAAGTCCTGTTTAAGCGCTCCGACAAGGGCGATGTGCAGGCCGCAAAGTGGCTGATTGCTGAGTATTTCGACAGCCTTGGCCACCTGTCACCCAAGGGCCTGAACGAACTGACGCGCCAACTGAAAGAGCGCTGCATATTCTTCCCAACGATCCACGAGTGTCTCAAAGTGATCAACGCTCACCGATACGATTGGGGCAACCCGTTTGCTGGTGGATATGCTGGTGGGAATCCTGCCATGTTTGCCGCGCCTGCAAGTCGGCAAGCACTCGCCGCACCAGCGCGCCAACTTGCTTACGATGGCGGTAGCGATGACTGACGGCCACACCCGCGCCATTGCAGACCAGCATGACCGCGAGCGCCGCATCTGGCTGCGCAATCACCGCCAGCGTAACCCCGCATCGGATACTGTATGATGGCTGTCACCCGGCACGCCATTCACCACGTCCAAGGCCGGGCGACGGTTCAGGACGTTCGGGACGCTTGGGTGCGCAATGGCTGGGGGAAGGTTTTTACGCCTGAGTTTGCTCGGGAGGTGATGGGGTGACCATCATCGCGGAGGTTTTTGCAATGCGTCGCACCGATGGCCGCTGCCATGACACCGGCCTGATCAAGCCGACCCGTCCCTGCCCGCACGACTTCCGCGAGACCTACATCTGCATGGGATGGGATGGGATTACCGATCATTACAACACCAACTGGCGCTGCATTCGGCGCTGGATCATCGAATGTGGAGGCGAGGCTTTGAAGCGAGATCGGGCAGCATACGTCAAGGCACATGGGGCCAAGAGCCTGCATGGAAAGGCATCGCGTCGCCGCTATGTCATGGGACAGACTTTGAAGGGGGGCGTGAAGTGAGCCTTACGCCAAAGCAGGAGCGCTTTGTCGAGGAGTACCTGCTCGATTTGAACGCCACACAGGCGGCCATCAGGGCAGGATACAGCGCGAGGACGGCATATTCGCAGGGACAGCGCCTGTTGAAGAATGCTGAATTACAGGATGCCATTGCAAAGGCGCAGGCAAACCGCTCGAATCGGACCGGTATTACGCAGGATATGGTCCTGAGCGAACTCGCCAAGATCGGGTTCAGCGATATCCGCAAAGCTATCCGCTGGGCATCGAATGTCGCAGTAGCTGCGCCTGACGAACGGACGCTTGATCAGATTATGGAGGATGGCCCGGGTGAAGTTCGCCATGCCCTGACCAACCAGGTCGAATTGATCGACAGCGATGCGATCGATGACGATACGGCTGCTGCCATTGCCGAGATTGCCCAGACCGATCGCGGTGGTCTCAAGGTCAAGCTACATGACAAGCGCGCGGCATTGGTGGATATTGGCAAGCATCTCGGCATGTTCAAAGAGCGCATTGAGCACACCGGCAAGGACGGCAAAGACCTACCATCCCCGACCATCGCAATATTTGCCCTGCCCGACAATAAGCGTACCTGACCGCCATGAATACCATCATGCCGCAGATCGTTGAAGGCAAGACGATCATGCCTCAGCCGGGGCCACAGACGGCGTTTTTGGCAACTCCGGCGGACATCGCGATTTATGGTGGCAGCGCTGGCGGTGGCAAGACGTGGGCGCTGTTGCTCGAAGACCTGCGCCATATCCATAACCCCGACTTCGGCTCGGTCACATTCCGCCGGTCAACGGTGCAAATCCGCAACGAGGGCGGGTTATGGGATGAAAGCGCCAACCTCTACCCGCTGGCTGGGGGATCGCCGAAAGAGCATGTGCTGTCGTGGCAATTCCCGAGTGGCGCGACGGCAAGCTTCACCCACCTTGAACACGATAAGACCCGGTTCAACTGGCAGGGCTCGCAAATCCCGTTGATCAAGTTCGATGAACTGACACACTTCACCCAGTTGCAATTCTGGTACATGGTCAGCCGTAACCGATCGATGTGCGGCGTTCGGCCCTACATCCGCGCCACCTGCAACCCTGACGCCGATAGCTGGGTTGCCGAGCTTATCGCATGGTGGATCGATCAGGATACCGGGCTGCCGATTCCCGAGCGCTCCGGCGTGCTGCGATGGTTCGTCCGCGTTGGCGAGGTGCTGAAATGGGCCGATAGCCCCGCCGAACTGGCCTGCTACACCATGGTCAATGAGGCCGGCGAGCAAGTCCCGATCCCGCCGAAGTCGCTGACGTTCATCCCGGCCAAATTGACCGACAACAAAGCGCTGATGGCTGCCGATCCCGGCTACATGGCATCGCTGCTGTCGCTACCGATGGTCGAACGTGAGCGGCTGCTAGGTGGTAACTGGAAGATCAGACCCGCCGCTGGGCTGTATTTCCAGCGCTCATGGTGCCAGACCGTCGATGCCATCCCCACCGGCACGACCTTCGCGCGAGGTTACGACCTTGCCGCGACACCGCGCACAGCCGAGAACCCCGACCCCGACGCAACAGCGAGTGTCAAGATAGGCAGGATGCCTAGCGGGCGGTACATCGTGGTCGATAGCGGCAATGACTGCCTGTCCCCTGCAGGTGTTGAACGGTTGATCGTCAACAATGCCTCGCGTGACGGCAAGTCCTGCAAGATCAGCCTGCCGCAAGATCCTGGACAGGCAGGCAAGAGCCAAGTCGCCAACCTCAAGCTGGCGCTGTCGGGCTACAATGTCCGGTCCAGTACGGAAAGCGGCGACAAGGTGACGCGGTTCGGCTCGTTCTCTGCGCAGGCCGAAGGTGGCAACGTGGACGTGCTGCGCGGCGCTTGGAACGATCGCTGGTATTCGGCGCTTGAGAACTTTCCGACCGCCAAGCATGACGACGATGCCGATGCGACTTCGCGTGCATTCGATGCCGTGGCGCTGGGTGGCCGCTACGACATAGGCGCGCTGACCTGACGGCGGTAACACCAAGCCAACCTGCCAGCCATAACCCCGGCATGGGTATCGCAACACGCCTAGCGGACGGTCTTCGCAACGCAATTACCGGCCAAGGAACCGCACGCGATGCACGCGGCGCAGGCGCTTACGTGCCCACGCGCCCCATGACGCAGGTCGAAATCCACGCGGCCTATACCGGCAGCGGCCTGATGCGGAAGATTGTGCGCATCCCCGCGCTCGACATGATCCGTGAGGGCCGCGCTTGGGAAATGGATCGGGGCCAGATCGAGGCGTTGGAGGCAGAAGAAAAGCGCCACCAGCTTGCGCAAAAGCTGCTCCAGGTCGAAACCCTGCGTGGGCTTGGTGGCGGGGCCTTGATCCTTGGCCTTCCGGGCGACCCTTCGCAGCCTGCCCCCACGACCATCGGCAAGCAGGGTTTGGCCTACATCAACGTCGTGTCACGCTGGCACCTGACGTTCATCCAGCTTTCCAGCGATGCCACGCAACCGGGTTATGGCGAGCCTGTCGAATGGCTCATGACCACGCAGAATGGCCGACAGGTTGCGATCCATCCTAGTCGCGTTATCCCGTTCAAAGCCGACACGAGCGCCAGCCTTGCCGCGCCGACGCAGTTCAACAGTGCAGACGCCTATTGGGGTGAAAGCACGGTTCAGCAGGTACTCGACGCGGTAAAGGACAGCGACACGGCCCGCGCATCGTTCGCGGCGTTGCTGCACAAGGCGCGAGGGACCCGCATCGGCATCCCGAACCTAACTGAACTGGTCTCGACCACCGATGGCGAGGCCCGTCTGTCGGCCCGTCTGTCAACAATCGCACTCGCCGAATCGATCTACAACGCATCGGTTTACGACGCGGGCAATGGCGCAGACGGTCCCGCCGAAAAGATTGACGATGTGGCCTACAACTTCGCCGGGGCCAAGGATGTCCTGAGCGCGTTTGCCGAGTTCGTCTGTGCTATCTCCGACATCCCGGCGACCCGCCTGCTTGGCCGCGCGCCCGAAGGCATGAACTCATCGGGTGACAGCCAGCAAAAGGACTGGGGCAAGATGGTGCGCGCGCGGCAAACGCTGATGCTCGCACCATGTTTGGACCAGTTGGACCGCTATCTTGTGCCGTCCGCACTGGGGTCGATGCCGGATAAGGTTGATTACGACTTTGCCCCGCTGGAAGCCCCTGACGCCGACAAGAACGCGACCCGGTTCAAGACCACCGCCGATGCATTGACCTCCATCCTTGCCCTTGGCGCGATGCCTGAACGCGCATTCAACGAGGCGGTGCAAAACACGCTTGTCGAAGGCGAGTGGATGCCGGGCCTTGGGCAGGCTCTTGCCGTGATCCCTGAAAACGAGCGCTTCGGCATTGTGGCCGATCCATCCCTTGACCCGGGCAACAGCGGAAAGGAGGCTGATCCAAATCTAGCCGGTACAGGCGGCGCGCCTGAGGTGACGCCGCCTGTCCGTGCGAATGACGCCACGCCACGCCCACTGTATGTGCAGCGCAAGCTCTTGAATGCTGCCGATCTGATCGCCTGGGCGAAGTCGCAAGGATTTGAAACCACGCTGCCCGCATCAGATATGCACGTGACTGTGTTATACAGCCGCTCGCCTATCGATCCAATGCAGATGGGGGAATCATGGTCAAATGACCCTGATGGCGGTATCGTGATAAAGCCCGGCGGCCCGCGTGCTCTTGAGCAGTTCGGTGAAGGCACGGTCGTTTTGCAATTTGCATCATGGGCACTGCAATCGCGCCACAATGAGATGGTGCAGGCTGGCGGCAGTCATGATTTTGCAGAGTACCTTCCACACGTGGCTATCACTTACACGGCGCCAGATGGCGTAAACATCGACACGATTAAGCCGTATGCTGGGGAATTGCGTTTCGGTCCTGAACTTTTCGAGCCGCTAGATCTGGATTGGAAGTCCAAGATCACGGAGGCCTGATGCGCTTCGACCTCGCCACACTCTACCGCCGCGCGATCAAGACGCCGCGCCGCAAAGCCATCGCTTTCCAGCAAGTCACGGTGCCCGCCATGCTGGCTTCGGACCTTTACGCGTCGGCTTACGCTCCGGTGCTGGCCGAATGGTCAAACGCCATCCCGACGATCATGGCCGAATACGAGCGCAGCCTAGCCGAGGTGACCACCGACGCCGCGCCGGAACTGTCTGGCATCATCGTAAGTACGGAAGCCGGCGTATCGGCTCTTTCGATCATGCTGCGGCTGAGGCTTGAGCGCTGGGCCAAGCGGATCGAGGAGGCACAACGCAAGCGGTGGGCGGCATCGGTCAAACGCGGGTCTGGCATCGACATTGGGATGCTGGTTGGCCCGGACGATGTTCGTTTGCCGCTCGGCACCGTGATCGAACGCAACGTGGCTCTGGTGAAGTCCGTGTCCGATCAAGCGCGCACCCGCATGTCCGACAGCGTGTTTCGTGGCCTTTCAGAGCGCAAACCTGCCCGTGATGTGGCTGCGGAACTGCGTGAGGCCGTGGACATGGGCAAGCGGCGTTCGCTGTTCATTGCCAGCGACCAATTGAGCAAAGCCGTTGAAACGCTCAACGAGGAGCGGCGCAGGCAGGCGGGTCTGAGCATGTGGGAATGGATCAGCAGCCACAAAGCACACCCGCGCCCCGAACACGCTGCCCGCGATGGCAAGCGCTACGATGACAATGCCACGTCAGGCGCGCACAAGCCGCCCGAGGACAGGCCGGGGCAGCTTCCTTATTGCGGATGTACTTCGCGTGCCGTGCTCTCACTTGATGGCGAGTTCTGACGGCGGTAAAACCCGCACGCGGACCGCCCTACTACGCTGAGCATGGTCCAGCTTTTCGACACGCTCAACCTTGACGCTGCACAGGCCCGCATCTGCGCCGATGGCTCGCTTGTGGCTGTCGTTCGCGCGGCGCGCACCGGCATACAGGAGTATCGCGGGGCCGAAGTCGATCCGACCGGCGCGCTTGGCTTTCGCGACAAGGCCATTGTCCGCGTTTACCGGCCTGATGAGGAGGTGTTCGCCAAGGACAGCCTTGCCACCTATGCCGCCGCGCCTGTCACGATTGACCATCCGTCCGTTGCAGTGACCGCCGACAACTGGGGGCAATACGGCAAAGGTGAAATCAATGGCGACATTGCCCGCGATGGCGAGTTCGTCCGTGTGCCGATCATCGTGCGCGATGCTGCCGCCGTCGCCAAGGTCCGCACGACCCACAAACAGCTTTCGATGGGGTACGCCTGCACGCTCGATGCCACGCCGGGCACCGCGCCCGATGGGCAAGCCTTTGACGCCGTGCAGCGCAACATCCGCATCAACCATATCGCCGCAGTTCCTGCCGCTCGGGGCGGGCCGGAACTCAAGATCAGCGATGATGCATCGCCCCTCACCCACAAGGAGCCGGAAATGGCTGGAACAATCATCGTTGACGGCCTGCCGGTTTCGCTGGCCGATGAAGCTGCGGTGCGTGCCGTCGTGTCCAAGAAGGACGCCGCAATCGCCGACGCCGCCAAGGCGCTGACTGACGCGCAGGCATCGCTTTCGACCGAGCAGGGCAAGGTTGCCGCGCTCGAAAAGCAGTTGGCCGACGCAAAGGCCGAACTGGCCCCTGCCGCTATCGAAAAGCGCGTGGCCGATCGCGCTAAGCTGGTGGCTGACGCCAAGAAGCTGGTCCCGGCCATCGTGACCGACGCGGTGGACGAAATGGCAATCCGTCGTGCTGTCGTCTCGGGCAAGCTGGGCAGCGCCGCTGATGGCCTTGATGACAACGCCATTGCAGGCGCGTTCATCGCACTGCTGTCGGGCTGTGAGGACGCCGCCCCGGTTCCCAAGGTCCACAATCTTGCCCCGGCGCAGTTCGCCGACACCGCCACCGTCCGCGATGCCATTCGCGCCGCTCGCTACGCCTGAGGAGGGCTGACCGATGACCGTACTTCAGAGCACTTACACCGATACCATCGCACTCGGCTATCCGGGCCTCATTGCCAATGGCGAGCAGGGCAACCGCATCTCGCGTACCTGCGAAACCGCTGCCGGTATCGGCTTTGGCAAGGCCGTTTATCGCGGTTCTGGCGACCATGGCTGCCTGCTGGCTCAGACCCTGACCGGCGCGGGCGCTGTTGTCGCGGGCAACACTGGCACAACCACGATCACCGCCAGCCCGACTGTTGGGGCCGGCGCCAAGATCGGTGTGTACAAGATCACGCAGATCGTTACCGGCGCAACCGGCGCTATCACCGTTGAAGACCCTGATGGGTATACTGTTGCGCGCGGCGTGGTCGGCACTGCGATCACCACCATCCCGGGCATCACGTCTGTCACGCTGGCCGGCACCGGCACCCCGACCGCTGGCGATCAGTGGACCATCACCGTGACCGGCAACGCCTTCCTCGGCATTGCCATCGCCACGTCGGCGCTTGGCTACATCGCCGGGCAGGATGCTGACGAATACCAGCAGTACGATGCGGTCAACATCCTGACCGGCGGCACCCCGATCTGGGTGACGGCAGGCGGCACCGTGAACGATGGCGATCCGGTTTCGGTCGATTCGTCGGGCAACTTCGTCACCGGCTCCGGCGTTCCGCTGGCTGGCTGGGTATTCGACACGACCGGCGCTTCGACCGGCCTTGTCAAGATCGTCAAGCGCTAAGGAGTGCGACAAATGAACGCGATCACCAACTTCTATGACCGCGCTTCGGGGCGCATCTCTGACCCCGAAATGTTCATGCTGGCCGACGCTGATCTGAAGCGCCAGGTCATCAGCATCTGGGCCGCCGACAACGCGCGTCATGCCGCGACCTTCGCCGACAAGATCGATGCGTTTTTCAGCGATGCTCAGGTGGGCTATGCCTTCCTTTCGCCGCAACTGCACCGCATCGAAACCGAGGTCTACATGACCCGGTATCCGTCGTTCGACATCACCCGTTTCATGACGGTCGATTCGTCGGGCGATATGTGGGACGTGGGTACCATCGTCTATTCGATGGATCAGGTCGGCAATGCCGAGTTCCTTGCCGCTGGCGCATTCGACATGCCCTACGCTTCGTCCAAGATGGATCAGGGCGTGCGTAACTACCACCTCGCCGGCATCGGCTACGAGTGGAACACGCAGGAACTGCAGCGCGCCGCGAAGATGGGCCGCTCGCTGTCGTCGGACAAGGCGCAGGCTGCCGTGATGGCTGCGGACCGCTTTGTTTATGGCATCGGCATGACCGGCAAGAACCCGGCTGGCGCATCTGAAAAGGGCTGGACCGGCTTCGTTAATGATGGCTCTGCCCCTTCGGCGCAGGTCTCTGCGGACGGCACCGGTTCGTCGCGTCTGTGGTCGGCCAAGACCGCTGACCTGATCCTGCGTGACATCAACGAAGCGATCACCGCTGTCGAAACCAATACGGGCGAAACCCATGTGGCGAATACGCTGGTCCTGCCGACCACCGCGTACAACTATGTGGCGACCAAGCGTCTGGACAACACCAGCACCACGATCCTGAGTTACTTGCAGGCCAACAACACGGCCGGCGAAAACCTCTCGATCAAGAAGAGCCGCGCACTGGAAACCGCAGGCACCGGTTCGAGCACGCGCCTGATCGCGTATGACAACAACCCGCAGGTCGTGAAGTTCCACCTGCCCGGGCCGCACCAGTTCCTGCCGCCGTTCCAGAAGTCGAGCCTCGTCTATGAGGTAGCGGGCCTCATGAACGTCGGCGGCTGTGAAGTTCGCCTTCCCAAGGCGATCCGCTATAGCGACTCATTCTGACCATGGCGCTGGTCCGCAATATCAGCACCGGCCCGCGGGGCGCGTATCTTGATGGCGTGCTGCATTGGGCCGAAGTGGGCCAGAGCATCGAAGCCGACGACTTCGCGCTGGAATGGTTCGAGGAAGTCGGCGGCGATGCGCCGGAATTGGCCGATATGACCGTGGTCCAACTGCGGGCATTCGCCAAGGCTAAGGGTATCACGCTGGGCGATGTCACTACCAAGGCTGACATCATCAGCACGATCGAACTGGCGCTCGAAGCCAAATAACCCTTTCCGTCCGGGGAGTATGGGGGCCGTCTCGAAGGGGGCGGCCTCTTTGCGTTGACGGCGGTAACAAGTCCCGCCCTGCCCTGCCAATACGGACCCATGGCTTACACCGCGCCCACTGCCGCAAATCTCAAGGCCAAGTATCCGGCCTTTGCTGCCGTGATTGATGGCACCATCACACCATGGCTGACCGAGGCCGCAGCCGAATGCGCCACGTTCATCGAGGCAGACCGGGCCCGGGCAGAGATGGCCTATGCCGCACACCGCATGACGGAACTGGGCATCGGCGCTACGGCGGTTCCGGCGGGCGTCACGTCGTTCAAATCCGGCACGTTCAGCGCAACGGTGTCGGATAGCATCGCCGGGGCTACGGGCTTTGATGCCACCGTCTATGGCCGCGAGTTCAAGTTGCTGCGTCGGCGCAGCTTTGCCGGGCCGCGCATGGCATGGACCCCGCCTGCGGTTGACAGCTAATGTTCGCGCAGGCGTTTGCATCCATCGCCACGGGCATTGCGGCTCAGTTCGGCGGGCCGTTTCAGGAGGTCACGGTGAGGTGGCCGGGCGCGCCGATCTATGACGATGGCGGTTCGATCATCACGCCGGGCGCGCCTGTCTCGCTGACCTGCAAGGCACAGTTCGATGTACCGACCGAAGCCATGCGTTCCGATCCGGGTTTTCTGGAACGCGATATGCGCCTGATCGTGTTGGCTGCAACGCTGGCAGCCCCGCTGGACAGCGCCGCAAAGGTCGTGGTCGCATCGGGTGAGTACGCAGGCACATGGTCTCTGGAAACGTGCCAGGGCGATCCTGTGGGCATCGGCTACGAATGCCGCGCGCGGAGGGTAGCCTAATATGAGCATGACCGGGCGTGATGGCCATATTGCGCGGCTCAGGCGGCTTACTAGCGAGGTGGAGCGCATGGCCGGGCGTGTGGTCTACGTCGGATCTGACATGATCCGTGCGGAAGCCTTTCGATCCATTTCGGCAGGGTCGGTATCGGGCCGCAATCATGTGCCATCTGCCCCCGGTCAAGCACCGAACCGCGACACGGGCGTTTTGCAAAGCCATATTGTCAATGAACTGGTCGGACCAGTTACTGCCGAGGTTCGCTCCGAAGCACCCTATGCGGCGGAACTGGAAATGGGCACGTCCAAGATGGCAGCCCGCCCCTATATGCGCCCGGCGCGTGACAAGATGGCCCCGAAAATCCGCGCCCTGTTTGCTAAGGAGCTGGGCAAGATTATCAAAGGCTCTGGCGCATGACCGTTGGCCTGCAAAAGCTGGTCCGTCGCGCAATCATGGTGCGCTTGAAGGCTGACGCCGGCCTGACAGCGCTTGTCCCGGCGGCAAGCATCAATCCCCCCGGCGTACCGACATGGCCCTTTGTCGTCCTGCGCAGCCCGGTGACGCAGCGGCTCAAGGCATCGTGCGTCAATGGCGGTCAAGGATCGTGGGACATTCATGCATTCGCCGGGCCGCGTGAGGTCGCAGGCGCAGTGGTCGAGACTGCCGAGGATCATGCCGGGAGCATCGGCGCAGCGATCGAAACCGCGCTGGCCGATGCATGGCTGCCCCTGTCCGGGTCGGCAAAGGTGCGGGTGCGGCTATCAGACATTCGGTTGCTGCAGGATGGCGATCCCGACCACTTCCATTGGTTCGCGCAAATCAACTGGCGGGCGTTGGCGGGTTGAGGCTTGTGTGTTAGCCTGATGGCATGACAGACGAAACAACCGAAGCTCCGCGCCGCCCTTCCGGTCTTACTGTGGTTGGCAATCTCATCGCCGCGATAGGCTTTGGCATCATCGTGCATGCGCTCGCGGTCTATGATCCCACTGTTGCAACCCCGATCACCGATGCCATGGGTCTTGATGTGATGTCAGGCAATGGCGTCTACAACATTGGCCTGTTGCAAGAGCAGTTCATGCGGCTGGTCTTGGGTTGCACTATGGCAATGGCTGGCGTTGTGATGGCCTGTACCGGCCAGATCAAGAACGCGATTGCCGACAAGGACGCATGACCTCCGACTATCCTGAAAGCGCGGCCATCGACCTTACCATGGTGTTGATTGCCGAACTGATGCGCGACGGTCTGCTTGATGCGCAAAACGTGGCGAGCATGATGCGCCGGCTTCGGCTGTCTGACCTTCCCGACCTTGCTGACCGGTTGCAGGGTCTTCACCTGTCCAACCAGATCGACGCGCCAGACCAAGTACGCGACTCACTTCACGTGGTCGATAGCTCTGACGGCGGTAACACCGGCGAATAAGGCGATCTAGACCCTCGCCATGTTTGCGAGGAGCGCGACCAAATGAGTGTCCCGACCAATTTTGACTTTGCCGTGTTCAAGATCGGCGATGGCACCACGCCTTCCGAGGTGTTCACCATCGTCTGCGGCGTCACCGATGTGACGATCAACCAGGTAGCGAACAGCAGCGACCGCTTCATTCGTGATTGCGCCAAGCCCGGACAGGTTCCATCGCGCAAGGTCCGCGTGACCGGCAAGCAACTGGACATCACCGCCACCGGACTGACCGACCTGACGACGTTCGACACCTATTCGGACGTGATCGGCACCCGCAAGAACGTCAAGGTCGAGCTTTACGCCGACGACGGCACCGATACCGGCGACCTGCTGGGCACGATCGCGGCAAATATGCTGATCGCATCGCTGAACGTCGGTGTGCCGCGTGACGGTGAATCGAGCGCGGAATTTGCACTGGCCAGTCATGGCGACTGGACCTTCACGGCGGCATAAGGAAAGCACAACATGGCTGGTGTTCGCGGCGAAATCGCAACCCGTTTCAATCTTACTCAGGTCGGCACCAACGATCTTGGCGCGCCGAAAATGGCCGTCAATGTCGAAAAGCTATTGTCTCTTTACGAAGGCACGGACGCGACGAACAAGGCAAATATCCTGTTCAGCGACACGCGCACGCTTGCCGCCAGTTCGAACGAGAACATCGACTTTTCCGGCGCGCTGACTGACGCATTCGGGGCAAGCATCGTGGCGGCTGAGGTCGTTGCCCTGCTGGTCACTGCCGACGCGGCGAACGTCAACAACGTGCAGGTCACGCGCCCGGCAAGCAACGGCTTCATTGGCCCGTTTCTGGCGGCAGGCGACGGTGTTGCCATCAAGCCCGGCGAATGGATGTCGTTCGTGTCGCAATCGGGCTGGGCTGTTACCGCCGCCACTGGTGACCTGCTCAACATCGCCAATAGCGGTGCTGGCACGAGCGTCACGTACTCGATTATCATCGTCGGTCGTACTGCTGCGGCCTGATCGATGGAAACCGCGCTCATTGCCGAGTTCGGTGACGGCGAATATCGCTTTTACCTTCCGCTGCCTCAGGTGTTCGAGCTTGAGCGCAGCGGGGGCGATACCTCCATCCTTGTCATGGAGGATCGGCTTCGTGCGGCGATTGGGCAGGACGCAGACGGCAATGCGCACTTCCTTGGTGGCGGGTCTGCCATGGTCAAGGACGTGCTTGAAACCATCCGACTTGGCCTGATCGGCGGCAATTCCGGCATGGTCGATGGGCAGGAGGTCGAGGTCGGCCCCTTGCGTGCCAAGCAGCTTGTGAACCTCTACGCCTACCCTGCCCGTCCGTTCGAGGAATCGGCGGTGCTGGCATGGCGCATTCTGTCGGCTGCGATCTTCGGAATTAGGCTCAAAAAAAAAGAGGCAGCGCCAGCGTAGGCGATGCGCCCTGCTTCAATAAAGGGCAGATCATAGCCAACTGCGGCGCGCTGGGGCTCGATTGGCGGTTTCTGTCCCTGTCGGCCTACATGGAGGCAATCGAGGCGCACAACGCCACGAACGACCCCTCAAACAAGCCTGAACCGCGCGCACCTGAGAACGTGGACCGCCTGCGCCGCTTTCGTAAGGCACTAGGGACTGACGGCGGTAACGGCGGCTGAGGCGCTAGACTAGCGTGCTGAGGCTGTCCGGAGTTCCCCATGGAAGTTGATCCCGTCGTCCTGCAACTGCGTGCCGAATTGAACGGTTACCTGACGGCATTGCGCAACGGTACGCGCACCGTCGATCAGGAATTGGGCGCACAGGAAAAGCGTGCGCAACGGCTTGAGCAGGAGATGCGCAAGTCGAGTGAGGCGATCAAGGGGCACATCAAGGGGCTGGCTGCTGGTCTGGCTGCGGCGTTCACCGGGCGCGAACTGGTGGGCCTGCTGGACAGCTTCACGCGGTTGCAGAACAATCTGCGTGTGGCGGGTGTGGCTGGCGACGAAATGAAGGCTGTGCAGGATCGGCTTTTTGCTTCGGCGCAGAAGTACGGCGTTGAGCTTGAGGGGTTGTCGTCGCTTTTCAGCACTCTGACGCAGGCTAGTACGCAGCTTGGCGCATCGCAGTCCGACGTTTTCAAGGTGTCGGATGCCGTTTCTGCATCACTCAAGATCACCGGTCTATCGGCAGGCGAGGCGTCAGGCGCACTGCAACAGCTTGGTCAGGCCTTGCGCGGTGGGACCATTCAGGCCGAGGAATACAACTCGCTGCTCGACGGCCTCTACCCTCTGCTTGAAGCTGCGGCGAATGGGTCTAGCCGGTTTGGCGGATCGGTTGCTGAACTGACCAAGCAGGTCAAGAGCGGTAAGGTTTCGAGCCAGGAGTTCTTTCGAGCGATCATTGCTGGGTCTGATGTTCTGGACAAGAAGGCGGCAAATGCAGCCCTTACGCTGTCTGCCGGTGTCACCTCGCTGACCAATGCAATGACAGTCTATTTCGGCGAAGCGGACAAGGCCAATGGCGTGTCGGCTGCGCTGGGAGAAACGCTGGGCTTGCTGGCTGATCATCTCGACACGATCATCCCCGCGCTGGCCACCATTGCGACCTACATGGGCGTCAACATGGTGACGGGCGCAGTTTCTGCGAGCGCGGCAACAGGCGTGCTGGGGAATACCATGTTCGCCCTGCAAGCCCGTGCTGCCGGGGCTGCGACCAGCATGGAGGCGCTGGCCTTCGCGATGAACGGCTTGAAGCTGAACATTGTTGCAGTGGGCCTGACAGCACTGGTGGCGGGCATTGCCTATCTGGCAACCCGAAATAACGAGGCAGCAAGCGCGACCGATACACTGGCTGCATCAACCAATGCCGCGTCGAAGTTTCAGGCCGACATGAACGCCATCCTTGATCGCGATCCTTCGACCAAGGTGGCGGGCGACACGAACAAGCTGGCTGCGGCCCGGCGCGATGCAGCCAAGGCAGCATACACTCAGGCAACGGCAGAGATTGCTCTGCGCAAGGCTCAGGCGCAGGATGATTTGAACCGGGCGCAGCGTGGAGTTTATGTCGGTGGCAATCGAGGCACAGGCGTTAGGGAAGTTGCCTATGGCGCTGGTCGCGGCGGAGCAATGGACCGCGCTAAAGCCGAAAAGGATGCCAAGGATCGCTTGGCTGCGGCCAATGCCGAATTGAATGCTGTTGGTGGGGCGTACAATGCTGCCATTGCCACGCCTTCCGCTGGCATGTCAGGTGCTGCAAGCGTGCCTAAGTCAGTCAAGGCAAAGGGCAAAGGCGCATCTGGTCCGACTTCCGCAGAAATTGCCCAGCGGTTCAACGACGAACTGGCGAGCCTCATGGCTCAGTCTAATTCGGCTCAGCAGTCTATCGCCAAATCGACTGGCGAGCGGGCCGAGATGGAACTTCGCAACGTCGAACTATCGCGCATCCGGGCGCTGGATGGGATCGAGTCCGACAAGAACTATTCGCGCCTGCAAAAAGATCGGTTGAAGGCTCAGGTTGAAACACTGGCCGCTGCCGAACGTGAGCGCATTGCTGCCGAGAAGAAGGCCCAGGACGAACAGGACGCCCGCGACCTCGCACAAGAGCGCTATGCGAACGAACAAGCGGCATTGCAGGTGCAGTACGACCTTGCTGACAGCCAGAGCGAGCGGAAGCGCATTGCACTTGAACTAGTGGCATTGGAAACCCGCCACCAGAAGGCATTGCTCGAAGCCGTGCTTGCGTCCGAAACTGCCGGCCAAGCCGAGAAGGACCGCGCGCGGGTTCAGATTGATGGGATTAACGCGCAGGCATCTGCCCGGTCCGATAGTGCATCACGCGCCAACGAGTCTCCGCTCGAAGCCTACAAGCGCAAGCTCAACAAAAGCGACGGTGCGATTAGCGAGGATATCGAAGGCTATGTCGTGGATGAACTTAACAGTGTCCGCGACGGCATACGTGGCGCGATGGAAAAGGCTATCGGCGTCAAAGACCCGCTGCTTTCCGGCATCCTCAACACGTTTATCGAGCAGGTCATTCTGAAACCGATGGCTGAGGCTTTGGCGAGTACATCGGGTGGGAGCGGTGGCGGAATCGGCGGGTTTCTCGCCAGCGTCGGCACATCGTTGTTCGGTCGCGCCTCCGGTGGTTATGTCGCGCCGGGGCAAATGGTGCGGGTAAATGAAAGCGCCACACCGGGCCGGGTAGAAGGCTTCCAGCCTACCGGATCGGGCCATGTGATCCCGCTTGGCCGCATGAACGCAGGACAGGGCCGCAGCGGCGCGCGGGTGTTCAACGTATCGGTCGATGCGCGTAATTCGGTCACGCCTGACGGGTTCGCGCAACAGCTTTCCGGGCAAATCCTGCAACAGGCGGCGGCGATGGACATGCAGACCGGATCGGCTGTCCTGCGCGCCGTGCCGGGCCGATTTGACCAATACAATCGGGATGGCTCCTGATGGCTGGCTATCGCGAAAGCTATGTGTTTCGGATCGAAACTGACGATCCCGCTACGTTCTGGTCGGGCCATGGCAGCTTGCTACTGCCGTCCGATGCGATCTTGCCAGCGCCAACACTGGTGCCGGGTGCTGGCGAACTGGTAAGCATCCCTGATCTGGAATCGCTGATCAACGGCAAGGCGCAGCGCATTGATGTGACGCTTTCCGGAGTATCGGCGGACACGATCATCATCGCCACGGACGAAGCCCCACAAATCCCCGGTGCGCCGGTCTATATCGGGCGTGTGTCCTTTGACGCGGCTTGGCAAATTACCGCAGTCGATTGGGAGTGGGCCGGGCAAGGCGTCAAGCTCTTGGTCGGTAGCCAGCCAAGCGATATGGGGCGCACGCGGACCATGACGCTTTCGGTATCGGCGGGTGACACGCAGCGGCGGCGCGCCGCTTTCGCATTCTTCACCGATGCCGATCAACGCCGCGAATATCCCGATGATGCCATTTTCAGCCATGTTGGCGGGATCAATACCGGCACGTCCCGGCGCTGGGGTCCGGCATGAGCGCGCTGGGTGACTACTTGCAAGAGGCCAGCCTTAGGCGGCGCGAGGCTGGCGTGTGGGACTGTGCGACGTTCCCGGCGGGTTGGGTCATGTGGAACGGCCTGCCCGATCCCATGGCGGCATGGCGTGGGCAATACCGGGCAGAGTTCGAGCCTGACGATCTGGCAGGCTTGTTTTCCGAAGCACTGGCGGGGTTCGAAGTAGTTGCCGAGCCCATCGAGGGCGACATCGGCGTAGTGCAGATTTTCGGCGCGCAGGCGGGTGCGATCTACACCGGCAAGCGGTGGGCAGTCGTGGCGCAGCGTGGGCTTGGGTTTGTCTCGCTAGGGCCGAATGATCCGGTGAAGGTGTGGAGGTTGCCCAATGGGTAAGACGCTGGGCAGTATCCTGATTGTGGCGGCGGCTATCGCTGTCAACGTTATCCCCGGAGCAGGGCAGGCAATCAGTGGCGCGCTGGGATCAGCGCTGGCCAGCGGCGGCATCTATGCAACCACGGCTTTCTCCATTGCTTCAACCGTTGTATCAGGCCTTACCCTTGGCTTGACCGCTTTGGGCGTTCAATCTGCGGCAGGGCTGCTTGGCCTTGGCCCGTCTATGCCTAAACCTGTAACCACCGAAACAGCGATCAAGACAAGCCGTCCTCCGCGCATCTCTGCCTATGGCCGGATGCGTCTTTATGGCGCGTACATCATCTATGAGACTGCCGACAATGGCGTGGCGGTCGATGTCTATGCAGTGCATGAAGGCCAGATGAGCGCGCTTGTGCAGCGCTATCTCGGCGATGATCCCGTGACCCTTACTGCTGAGTTCGTCAATGCCGGATCAGATGGCCGGTATGGTGACAGCAAGGTCAGTTTCTACCACACGGATGGGGCGGTTCCCGGCACGCCGTTTAGCGCTGTGACTACGCTGCTGGGGTCCACGATCTGGACAACCGACCATCGCGGCGATGGCGTGGTGCTGGTGGCCGTACTGAGCGCGTCGGTGAAGGCCGAAGACTTCCAGACGATCTACCCGCAAAGCCAACCGCCGATCCCGTCGCTTGTGGCAGATTGGCAGGCGTGCCCCAACCCATCGTCGTCGGACCCGCTTGACGAGAGCGGATGGGGCTACACGGAAAACCCTGTGCGTCACCTGCTGCACTATATGCTGGTACGCGAGGGGCCCAAGCCGTCGCTGCCGAAGTCGGACGCGGGCTATGCCGCTGAACTGGCCGCGCTTCGGTCGGCATGGTGGGCTGCGAAAATCGCGCCGACGCTCAGCTATTGGATTGCGGCGGCTGCGGTTTGCAATGAAGCGCGGACCCTCAACGCTGGCGGCACGGAAGCGAAATACCGCGCCTGCATTGCGCACAAACACACCGAAAAGCATGAGGCGGTGAAGTCTGCAATCCTCGCCACGTTTGATGGATGGATGGCTCCGCGCGCTGATGGTGCAATCGTGATCTACGCAGGAAAATACTACACCCCAACGGTTAGCATCGGCCCCGACGAAATCGTATCTTATACCTATGAAGGCGGCGGCGTTGACGATGACCGGGCCGTCAACGAACTGGTCTGTTCCTATGTGTCAGCGTTGCACGATTACAACACCGTTGAATGCGATGCATGGCGCGACGAAGACGACATTACCGAGCGCGGGCAGGTGCTGTCATCGTCGCTTGATCCGGGCGTGCCGAGCCATGCGCAAGTCCGGTATCTGGCTAAGCGCCTGATGCAGCGGACCAATGCGCCGAGCCGTGGCACCGTGACCACCAACATTGCGGGGCGGGCGGCGCGCGGCGAGCGGTTCATCAATCTGCGGATCGAGGAATCTGGCGCGGTGTTTTACGATGGCCCCGCCGAAATCCTGTCGCTGTCACGCAGCCTGTCCGGCGGTGTCACGTTCGAATGGGTGCAGGCTGACCCGGCGGTGGACAACTGGACTGCGGCCACTGAGGAGGGCGAGCCCGCTGCGGTGGGCAATCGTATCGCGCCTACCCCGCTTGATACGCCTGCGATCGACACCGCTACGCCTGCCACCGAAAGCGGGCAATCCTACGTTGACCTTGACGTGACCGCGCCGGATCGGACGGACATGACCTGGTATGCTCATTGGCGCATCGACGGGGCCTCTGTGTGGGGTGCTGATGCGGTCTATACCGACACGGCTGCGGGTTCTCCGGTCGCGCTCAGGGTCGGTCCTGTGCCGTCTGGTGAGACTATTGAGGTTGAGGTGGCTTACACCGTAGGCGATGGCCGCCGCTCGCCATGGTCTGCATCGACAAGTGTTGTGATCCCCTGACGGCGGTAACGAGACGCGCGCAGTGGCCGTAAACCCATGTGGCCATGCGCGTATTTCCGACATCCCTCTTTTGCTTTGAGGCTCAGGACGCCGACATTGAGCGGCGCATCCTGACTGGCGGAGCGTCTCTGTCGGGGCAGGAGGATGTCACCTCAGCCGATGGCGGCGGGCGCTTCTTCGCCGAGTTCACGAACGCCTATCTCGATGAAGCAGATGTTGCTTTGGCTTGGCGCGGCATTGCGGCCACTCTGGGCGATGGCGTTGTGCCGGTCATTGTGCCGATTGGTGATATTCGCCACCAGTTCGGGCGCGATGTGCGATACCCTCGAACGGTCGGCTTTTGGACCGAGGCCGAATATGCAGTCGGCACCAGCCCGGTAAAGCTTTCGGCTAATGCCGCATTGCGCGCCACTACGCTCAATCTGACCCTGACGCATATCCCGGCACCGCTGCGGCAGGGTATGTGGCTGTCGATTGACCACACCGTCTTGCGCCACCGTGCCTATCGGATTGCCGAGGTAGTCAGCCAGACCGGCACTGCGGCGCAAATCACGATCACCCCGCCCTTGCGCGAAGCCGCGCTGACGAACGCGCCCGTTGAACTGGATGATCCGCGCTGCGTGTGCCGGGTCGATGGCACCATGCGCAGTCCCACGACTGGGGGATACGCTTCCGGGTCGGTGCGGTTCGTGGAGCACTTCCTTGCGCCCGGAGAAACCTACGCATGATGACCGCCGGAACTCTGGAACTGGTCCTGAACCGCTGGCAGCCGAATACGGTGACGGTGGGCTTCGTGGGCTACGACTTCACCGGAGCGACATTCAATGTGCAGCTTCGCCCCTACCGCGATGCACCCGATCCGGCGCTGCTGACACTCTCGAATGCGTCCAGTCCGTCCGAAGGTGTCTCGGTCACGGTGACCACCATGGATGGCATCCCGACTTCGGTTGTTGAAATGCGCTTTGCCGAGGCAACGGTAGAGGGCCTGCCTTTTACCAGCCCGGTTGGCACTGATTATTCGTGTGTATGGGATTTGGTCATCACGCCAAGCGGCGGAACCAAGGCGCGATGGGTTGAGGGGCCTGCAATCATCCATGGAGGTTCGACGCAAGTCTGATGGCCGATGCAACCGTCACTGTCGTTAACAAGACAATCAAAGTCGTCCCGTTTGGTTCGGACGCGCTGACGCCGATTGTCGCGCAGGCATCGGGCTATGCGGATGATGCGGAGGCGAGCGCCATTGCATCGGCAACCACTGCCACGGCTTCCGACGTATCCCGCCAGCGCGCCCAGAACGCGGTGCCGTATCTGTTGCGCTCCGATCTGCTGGCAGCAACCGGCATGGTCAACGGCGACACCGCCACCGTCACGGCAGACACCGGCACACATACCGCTGTTGCTGGCGAAGTTGCGCTTGGCGGTGGCGCTGCAACGGTCGGCGCTGCAATCCCGAACAACGGGCGCTACACGTACACCAGCGGCGCATGGTTGCGCACGGGCGATCTGGACAGCCAGTCGGCTACGGTGAATGCGGCGGCACAAGTAACGCTGGCCAACAACGCGGCGTCATCCGTATCGGCGCAAGCGGCGGGGATCGGTGTTGACGCCAGCACGATCAGCACTGTGACCTATGGCGCAGGCGGCGGCACGACTAACTGGCCGACCGGCGCACGGGTCATGGCGACCCAAAGGGCTGCTGCGTTTTTGGGCCTGCTGTCCGACGTGACAGTGGACCAGTCGGTGGCAGGCGCGACTGTAACGATCCACGTCCTGCGCCTGGCTGACGCTGCCGTGGTCAAGGTGTTTGCTGGGTTGACGCCTGTTGCAGGAGTTATCGCCGAAGCGCAATTCGGGGGCTACGTGATCCCGAAGGGGTGTACTGTGGGCTGGTATCCAGCGAGCGGCATTCAGAAATACGTGGCGGGATCAGAGGGGCTGCTGACGTGGCTAGTAGCCGATTACAACGGCACACCAGGCGACACCGTTACGGTTACGCGCAGCAATGCGAATAACGCAGGCATCACGTTCAAGGTTCGCGCCGTCGCGGAAACGTTGGCAGACGCGAACGCGCGCACCCAAGTCAGCCTTGGTGCAATGGCCGTCGCGCTGTCCAGCGAACAGCAGCGCGACGACGTGCTTTACACGATCGGTTCAACCGACCCGGACGCGGGCACGTTCGCCACCGGCACGGCTATCGCCATCGCGGCGCCGACCCTGTTTTCATCAATTTTCGAAACCATGGGGGTTCGCCTTTCCGCAGCTGGTGAGGGCCAAATCGTTGTGGTGGACAAGAAAACGTCCACCGTTGAGGCTGTCTGGCCGGTAACCGGGGCCGCCGGCCTTAACGCGTTCGCCATTCCGGGGCGCTACATTCTGAAACCCGGCCGCATGGTGCATTATCGTGACATCACGGGCGGCGGCGTCCGGTATGCTGCGGCAACGAACAGCGCCATCGCATATTTCACGGTTTCGGGCGGATCGGTTGTTGTCGGGCAGACGGTCACGATGTTGGGATCGAACGGCAACCAGCCCGCGATCTCGCTAAGCCTGCGCCGCCTTTCCCGTCCCGCGCCTGAACGCACCCCGGTTTTCCGGCAGCTTTTCGCAGGGACGACAGCGCCGGCTGACTGGACCGGCACCACCACCGCGCCGTTTTCGGTCAGCGCGGGGTTGGTCTGCACTGGAACCGGCGGATGGGCGTCGGTGGCGACCTGGAACTACAATTCGGGCATGCACCGCAAGACCCTTGCAGCGCGTGTTGTGATATCAGACGTTACATCATCGGGCGGCGTCATCACGACCGTGCAGGCATCGGGCAACACGGGGGCGCTGGTGTTTGATGGCACGGCCAACACGCTAAGCCTCTATTCGCGCCCCGGCACAGTCACGGCGGGGACGCTGATCAAGTCTGCGGCCATCCCGGCGCTTGTCTCTGGTCGGGCCTACCTGCTCGAAGTCATCCAGCGCGGTCTGTTTGTAATTGGGCGGTGGACTGACACTGTAACCGGCGCACGCACCATCGTGACGGCGGCGGCGCGGGAATACCGCTCTGACACCTACACCTTTCAGGGCAAGCCGGGATGGATGCACCTGATCGGCACGTACACGCTTGACTGGTTCGGCCTGACCAACGACCTGCCCAAAATCCTGCGCGCTGTCATCTTTGGAGACAGCAACGCCGAAGCCACCACCATTTTTTCGTCCACCGTTCTTGGCCGATCATGGGCTTATGACGTGGCTGACCGGGGTGCCATCGGTGTTTCGGCTATTTCTGGCTGCACTGCCCAGCAAGCCGTTGACCGCTTCACCGCTGACCTTGCACCGCACACGGTTGAAAAAATCATTTTCGCAGCGGGCACGAACGACACGACTAACGCCATTTTCCGCACAGCCGGGACCAACGCGATTGCTGCGGCGGGTTCGGCTGAACTGGTTTTTGTCACGCAAATCCCGCGTGTGTCTGGCGCAGGCGGCCAGCCCGTCCGCACGGCCAACAACGCTGACATTCGCGCCCGGTATTTTGGCGCATATCGCTACATCGATTTGGCCGTGGCGGTATCGTCTGGAAATGATGGCGTGACCAATGACACCACGTTGTCCGATGGCCTGCACATGTACTCAAACGGACAGGAAGTGGCGCACCAATGTGTGCTGGCCAGCCTCCCTGAACTGACCGACGCTTAACCGAAAAGGACTGACGATGCCCGATTCCAAAGTCTCCCGCCTCGCTGAACTCGGCAAACGCAAGGTGGCACTGACCGCCAAACTGGCCGAAGTGCATGCGGAGGAATGCGCCATCCTGTCCAAGCTGCTTGCCGACCATGGCCCCGCTGCCGGTGTGTCCGGGCCGATCATGACCGCAGCCAGCGAGCCTAAGACCAAATGACCGAGACGACGGCAGTTTATGCGGCCCAGCTAGGGCTATGGTGCCTTGCGGTGTGGCGCGTGGGCTGTCGTCCGTCCGTGCTGGCTCTTGCAGCTGCTATGACAGCATCCTGGCTGGTTGGGAATGCGCTCCACGGCACCGACCGCGACGTGGCAAATGCACTGCTGGATCTGGGTACGATCCTCGCTATCCGGGCGACCAGTTGCGGTGCGCGTGACAGGCAGGTTTGTGCCATCGCATTGGCCCTGATCGTCTGGCGATGCGTGTATATGGCTGGCCCGTATATCGATCATTACCCCTTTGCCGTCGTGGTAAATTGTGCGGTGGCTCTGCAACTGATCGTCGCTGGAGGGATGATGGATGGAGCGGGCCGTCGCATTGACCGTTGGGTTCATCGCCTACCTGATCGGGGCGCGCGCGCTATCCGATATGTGGCGTATTAGGGATGCCCGTGCCGTCCGAAAACTACGGGATGGGAGCCGACGCGGCTCAGATGATTAGCGGCGGCGTGTTCGCTGCTGGTGCGCGTGAGTACCTGCGTCCGGCGTCTGGCTGGCAAAAGCGCGTTCTGGCCGCTGGGCTTTGCTTGGGTGGCTCTCTCATGTTTGGCGATGACATGGCGGCTTGGTTTGGCCTGTCGCTGCAAGTGGCATCCGCGCTGGCTGGTCTGGTGTGCATCGGGCTGGCCGAGGGCGTCTTGAAGGCTGCTGACAAGATTGACGTGGCTTCGATGTGGAAGGGTAAGGCATGATGGACATCAAAGCCCTGCAAACTGCCCTGCTATCCAAGGGCTACGGCATTGGCACCGCCGATGGTGTGGCTGGTGCAAAGACATATGCCGCGCTCTTGGGCTATGCCGCAAAGCGGTCCATGACCGACCTGTTGCTGCTCGGCAAAGCGTGTGCGGTCTATCTGGATCGGCATGACATTGACACTCCGGCGCGTCTGGCAAACTTCATCGGTCAAGCCTGCCACGAAAGCGGGGGCTGGCGGTATCTGCGCGAACTGTGGGGGCCAACGCCTGCCCAGCGCGGATACGAAGGCCGCAAGGACTTGGGGAACACGCAGCCCGGTGACGGTCATCGCTTCATGGGGCGTGGCATTTTTCAGGTCACAGGGCGCGCCAATTATGCCGACATGGCTGCACGTATGGGCCTGCCCCTTACCGATACACCATCACTCTTGGAACTGCCTGACAATGCCGTCTGGTCGGCCTGCTTGTTCTGGCAATCGCGTGGTCTGTCTGCGCTGGCAGATGCTGGGCAAGAGGACGCCATCACGCGCCGGATCAATGGCGGGACCAACGGAATTGACGAACGAAGGGCTATCGTGGCCCGTGTGAAAGGATTGCTCACATGACCATCAAGAAGCTGATCGCATGGCTGAAAAGCCGGCTGACCGAACGCTCAACCTATGCCGGGATTGCCACCATCGCAGGTGTGGCCGGCGCTCATGAACTGGGCGCACAGATCAGCCAGGTTGGCGATGCCGTGGCCCTGATTGCAGGGACCGGCCTGATTGCCGCGACGACTTCGCCTGCGCCGGGTGATGTGGTTGGGGCGATTGGGGATCGGTTGAACCTTTAGGGAATTATATAGTTCATTCCCCCACATCGCCTTTGGCCTTCCGCTCCTCACGGTCCAAACGCTTGCGGACCTTCGTCGCGGCCTCGCCTTTGCCCTCGGGGCGGTAGGCTAGCACCCGCTCGGTGATGGCGTCCAGAGCCTTCAAAACCTCGGTCATGCGATTAAATCCTTGCAGGTTTAGCGTGGGCCGTCGTTGAGCCGCTGGATCATAAACCACGCCGATTTCTGGGTGATGCCGATCCGCTTGGCCAGTTGCATGGACGAGATGCCCTTGCGGGGAGTGTCCAGCAGATACATGGCGTGCAGATACATGGCGCAGAGCCACTTATGGAGGGGGATATGTGATCGCTCGAAGACCGTCGCGGTGCGAACGGTAAAATCCGATTTGCAGGCGTTGCACCGGTAGTAGCCACCCTTTCGGGTCGTGATGCGCTTGGGCTCCTCACAGGCCGGGCAGATGGCCCCTTCGGGCCATCGCTTGCCCTCCATGTAGACCCGCGCCGCCTCGGCATCGGGGAACATCTCGAAAAGCTGAACGGTGGAGATCGTGGACTTGCTCACTCTGCGTCGTCCGCACGCTTGGCTGTCAGGGCCAACTCGATGGCGGCAAAATATTCTTCTTCAGTCAGCTCCCAGGCCGCCATGTCTGTCGCGTCGGCAGGCGCGAGCAAAGCGGCTTCAAGTTCATTGACGCTGTTTTCGTAGCAGGCGGCGGCAAAGGTGTTTTCAGCGATGTAAGCCATTTCGTATCCCCTTGGCGCGGCTGGCCTTTCCAACCCCGTGAGTAGATATATACCCCCATCGCTTGAGGGAGTCAAATATATAATTCCCTAAATTTTGACGATCGACTGCCTACATCAAACCGCGTTGATGATCGTGGCGGGGGGTGTGGTGAGTCGCTAAGGGTGCCGGGGAGCGCGGTAGCATGTGCCGCCGATCTCACCCGGCTAGGGCCTTTCCGCACGATAGCGGCCTTGACTACCTAAGGCGTCGGTGAACCGACTGTGCGTTCGTCTCGGCCTGCCGCACCCTTCAATGTGACCGGCCTGCGGGTGCATTGCTTTTATCACTCAGGCGCGGGGGTGACAACATGCTGGGCGATGATGGTGGCCGGGTCTAACATGCTGATCGTTGTGCCCGGCTCATCCGGCCAAAGTGGCCTATCACCGCAGAACGCGCGGTAGTTCTGGCAGACTTCGACCGCCCACTCCAACGCAATCCTGGCACCTTCGATCATCGCGGCTTTGTGCGATTCATCGCCAACGATATACCGGACACCGCCGTCAAACGGGTATTCTGCCCACTCGCGGATGGTGCCGCTTTCACTGAATTGCACGTAGATCGTGGTTTTGGCTGGGGCTTGGTCATCCATTGCGCCAGTCTCCGTTTTCGATCGCGGCGGCAAAAAAGTCGGCGGCTAATTTGTGGGCGTGGGTCCGGTGCAGGCCCCGCAACCACTTCACCACATTTGCGATTGTGGCGGCTTCGGCTTGGGTGATCGCTTCGGCAATGATCCCTGCGGCAACATTTTCGTCACCCATGGCCCATTCCATCGCAGCGGCGTCCAGAATAGCCCGTGATTGCGGGGTAGCGGCGGCGGTCAAGCGAGCGTCTCTGTCTGCGGATTCACGGCCAGCGCGCACCAAGCTGGCGCATGGGCCTCCATCGCCCGCCTGCGCTTCATCAACCATGCTCGCCTCCTGTCAGTGCGTGGAGGGCTGCTTGGGCGAGGTCGTTCACTTCATCATCGGTGAGTTGCGCATCACAGACGATAGGTGCGCCGTCCCACAGATTAACCTTTCGGATCGCCCGCACCATCCGCTCAACCGCATCGTCAGGGACTTCGATCAGCTTGCCGGTGCGGGTGTTCCAGTCCAAAACCGCGTCGTCCGCTTCACGGCTCATTCCGGTGCGGCAGCAGCAGTTTGCGCAAACGACGTAGCGGTAGCGGTCATGCTCGCCGATATGGGGACGTCTGCCCCCGCAAAACGGACAAGGCTTGAGTGTCAGGCCGGTCATACGTCGCTCCTCAGGCTGGCGGGGTCGATGGCGCGGATTTGCCCCTCAATGCGAAGTGACTGGTCCCATATGCCCTGTTCTTCGTCTGTGCCGAATCGGCTGCTCCATGTTTTACGCATAACTTGGGCCTTGTCCTCCGCCTTCTCTAACCCAGCCTTAGCCCCGGCATCGAACGCCTCATGGATAATATTGGTCAGGGCTGCGTGAACTTCCCGTACGATGAAAGGATCGTCCATGTCGTAGATAGACATGCCAAAGGGTTTGAAGATCGCCTCTGCGTGCTTGGATAGGTCAGTCATGATCTTGTCCTTTCAGGTGAGCGCGGACGGATGGGTCATCATCATCGTCGGGCCATTCCGCATCGCAGACCGGGCAGCGCCAGTAGCCATGTGGCGGGCAATGGCTCTCGCAGTGGTCGCACCATTCATCCGCAGCGATCTTCGCAACGTCATCGGTCATGGCATCCGCCCGTGGTCTTCCAACTCCCGATCCGGTCCTTTCGCAGCCTCACACCGCTGGGCTAGGTCTGCGCGGGTCATACCCCCATCTCCCTACCGCGACGGATGGCGGATTCGACAAGATCGACAAGGTTGTTCGCAGCCGGATCATAATCCCATGCTTCCACCATGCGCTCAGCCTCGGCGCGGATGGGATCGACAGGCGGGGTTTCGTACTTGGCGATGGTGCTGGCGTGGGCCTTGATGGACATTTTGGCGTAAAGGCTATAGGAATTGCCTTGGTAGACATACCAAGGCATCCCGCTACGCTTGCACGCTTCTTTCAGTGCCCATTCGGGGATGGTGTCAGGGGTGTGCGTCATGCTTCACCTTTAGCTTTGGCGATGACCCTTTCGGCGTCCTGTCGCGCCATTGCGGAAAAGCCGGGAGTTGCCCTTGCTACGTTGACCATGAAGCCCAACGCAGCCAGCAAATCAGGCGCGGCGGCGATCAGGCGGGCGTTGGCCCACGTTTCTTCTTCGCTGCGGTACTTGGTTGGCCACGCTAGTTTGGCGAGCGGTGTTGGGTCGCCATCCACATCAAGCTGGGCGCAATCGATCCATGCGCACATGGGGTTGACTGCCCACGGTCCAGGTGTATGCGTCATGCGCCAAGCCCTCCGAAAAGGTTAGACAAACCACCGCAGGGCGCACGGAATCCCGTTGCGCATTCGCAGGGGGTTAGACAAATCATCTGCTTGTAATCGTTCATTTGCTTTGATCCTGCCGGGCCCACCACCCCCCACCATTCCGCTAACTTTTCCAACACCTTAGGAAAGGTTAGCCAATGGGGGATCGGGCTGGTTAGACAAACTCAGGGTTTCAGTTTCGCCAAGCGCTTGCGGCAACGGTCATAAATGCGGCGGTATTCAGCGTTCAACAAACGCCGGATGCCTTTCATCTCTGAAAGCCGTTCACGTTCGGCATCGTTAAGTACATCTTTCCATTTCATTCCACCCTTATGCGCCGGATTTCCGCTCTTGTGAAGTGGATTTTTCCGACCGCACAAGCGCCGCCATGGCCCTGTCGGCAAGCAAGACCTGCTCAGCCTCGCGGGTATAGCGCGCGACCTCGCTATCGGTCGTGTGGCCGGTGATGGCTTTAATCTGCTGGTTGGTGAGCCCTGCCTCTGCCATGCGGCGCGCGGCGGCTTTGCGCAGACCGTGCATCGGATAGCCGACGATCCCGGCGGCGCGGCATTTCTTCATAAACCACATGCCGAAACCGTTTTCAGCAAATGGCACACCGTATTCCGTGACCAGAAATGCGAGGTGGCCTGTCTTGGTCGCGGCAATGCTGGCGGCAAGCCTTGGGTGAATCGGCACGGCCATCGCCTTGCCGGTCTTGATCTGGCGCAGGCTGATCCGCCCATCTTTGATGTGCTGGGGCCCCATCAAGCGCAGGTCACTGCGGCGCTGCGCCGTGTAAAGGGCCAGGTCGAATGCAAGGCGCGCCATGGTCCCTATCGGCCACCGTGCTTCGAACATGGCGATCTGCTCTTCCTGCCACGTCTGGAAGCCGCCTTTGCGCGTTTTTAAGCCCTTTACGGATGCAACGGGGTTGTCAGTTCGCCAGCCAAGATTGATCGCCAGCGCAAACAACTGACCAAGCCTCTTGCGCAAGTTGTTGGCGGCGGTCGGGGTTTCAGCCATCTTGCCCATCAGCGTAGTGACGTGGCGGGCAGTCATGGTGGCGGCAGATCGATCGCCATAAGTGGTGCGAAACCGTTCGATGATGCCGCGATAGGTTTCCTGCGTGCTGGGGTTCAGGCGCGCCCAAGCATTCTCACGATAAAACCGGGCAATCAGGTCGTCAAAACTTCCCGGCTTGGCGCGGTCCTGTGCAATCGCTGGCTTGGCGTTCAGCCATGCGTAATAGGCTTCGGTGAACTCGGGTGTTCCGGGTGATGCCGTGACGTAGATCGCTGGCCACCCCTTGCGCCGCAACCGAATGCGGGTCTTGCCGTGGCGGTCTGCAAAGGCGCTGGCATAGGGTGGCAGGCTGGTCATCCGTCTAGGTCT